AATGGATGTCTTGCAGAAGTACAAAGCCATCGCTTTTGCGGATATTACTGACTTCATAGACTTTACTCAAGTCGAATCAGAAGCGACAGAAACATCAGTTGAATATAATCCTGATGGTTCAAAGAAATCCGAGAAAACAGAAGTAGTACCATACACGTACACAAAATTCTCGATGCATCATTCAGAAGAGATTGATGGAACACTCATTACCGAACTATCAAAAGGCAAAGACGGCATGTTCAAGGTAAAGCTTGCTGATAAAATGGCAGCACTTGCGTTCCTTGCAAAGTATACGGATTTACTTAATGAAATTGAACGGAAGCAACTGCAGGCTGAACAGGCTCGAATGAGTATCAACAAGACGAAAGCTGAAATTAGTAAACTCAAAAACCCTGATAGTAATAAGCAAGAATCAGAGATTGCGAAAATGTTACGTCGCATGGCTGGTGAAGAGTAATGGCTGAATTAACAAAAAAACAACAGACCGTTATGGACTCGTTCGTTAAAGAAAAACCTAAAATCATAGTCGCGAGTGGTGCAAAGCGAGCAGGAAAAACATTTGTATTTATCTTGCTTTTTTTAATGCACATTGCAAAGTATGAAGGACAAGGCTTATCTTTTATCATCGGCGGCGCTACACAGGCGAGTATACGACGAAACGTACTAGATGATATGGAAATGATATTGGGCAAAGAATTGAAGCTCAATAAGGCCAATGCTGTTAC